TAAGGGGCGTAAGCATCGATGCGCATAAAGCCAATCGTGTGGCGAGTGCGATAGTTAATGTTTGGCGGCGCTCATGGCTGCGGCTCCTGTGCGATCTTCGCTTGAATCAAAGCAGCAATGAGGGCGCGGGGTTCGTCGCCGGCTTCGCCATTGTACTTGATCGGATCAGGCCCCGGCGGGAACAGGCCGGCAAACGCGCGCGGCCCGTCGGCGTCTTTCAGGATCATGCGGCCCCACCCCGGCAACCGCCGCTCTACGAGCGCCACGGCGGCGTCAAGCGAGGTTGTAAAATGCGGCAATGGTTCCCATTCGCAATCGTCCTGCCAGCGGAATTGCCATACGGCGTCTGAGTACCAACGCCTCATACAAAAGGCCTCACCAAGATGCAGGGCGATCTCCGCATCCAAGGCTCTATCTTCTCCACCTCCGCCTTCAACGCGGGCGAGGAGAGCCTGGAGAGCCTGGAGGGTGGGCAGGTTAAGGCTCATGGCTTCTCTCCTGATAGGGCGGCGCGGGCGGCTTCCCACAGGGCGCGCATTTGCATCACAGTGCCGGCGTGATGCATATGCGGCAGCGAGGCGGCGTCACCGTATTCGCGCTTAAGCAACCCGAGGAGCGCATCGAAATCGCTCTCGTGTAAAAGATCGGCTGGCGCGCGAAGCGCCTCTACGACCGCCCGCAGTTCGTCGTTTGATAGGTCAGTCATTGGTTTTCTTTCCCTTGGGTTGGGGCGCGCCACGCAGGCGATACGGAAACTCCGCCAGCGGCCAATAGCCGGGGCACACGTCACCGCCCCACTGAGACGGACTCCAATCGTGGTACGCCTGATAGTCGGCGGTCGGCTCAGCAAGAAATCGCCCGCACTCATATTTGCGCGGGCATTCCCCGCCTTGGCATAGGGCGATGTCAGGCATTACAGCATTTTCCAAAGCAACACCCACGGCGCCCAGGACAGTGCAATAAGCACTGCCCAAATGCACGCGCGCACAAAGAGAGGGTAGGGGTGGTCGTTCATAAACTAATTCCTTTTTCACCGACCATGCCACAGCCTGTGGCAAGGGTCACATATCGCTACAAGGTCAAACAGAAAATCACGGCCAGTCTCACGCAAGCCCTGATAGCTTTTATGATGCACTTCCGTTGCCTTTGCTAAACCGCAAGCTTCGCACACAGGATCAGGCGATCCCCACGCTACTGACGCACGACGGAACACAAGATCGCGCACATCGCTCCACTCTTGCGAGAACAAATACTCAGAGCGGTACCACTCGTGGAACTCGTTTACCGGCGACCCACGCGGCATTTCCATAGGATCAATATATGCCGGATCTTTCCTTGCATGTTGCGCCGCGTCATGGTCATACGGTAACGCCGCCGCCTTCTCCGCTTCGCTCAACAAAGCATGCTTGATCGCATTCCCAAACGGCAAACCGCACTCAGCGCATTGCCGCCAATATTGTATCAGTCCGTTTGAGGTTGTTTTCTTTCGCACCTCTAAACGACATGCCGTCGGGTCGGCACACCTAAGAGAACTCATGGTGTACCTCTCCTTTGCGCACGCGAGCAATGCGGTGGCGCACGCCAAAGGCCGCATCGCCCCGCATGTGAGCGCGGACGGGAAACACGCCATGTTTCGTCACGCGCAAATGAGCGCGAACAGGGTGCAACGCGACGCCATGGCGCCCTTCACCCTCTTGGCCTTTGCCCGTCGTGGTCGTGCGATCAAGGTCAATGTCAACATGCGTCCACTTTATTTCGACCCGCCGTTCCTGCCCCTTGCGTTCACCTCTAACGCGCCCGACAGACTGCGCTGCGGCTTTTTCGGCTACGGGCGACGCTAAAGCCGCGCAAGCTGACGTTAAAAACCCAGCGGTCTCGCTGGCGCGGCGGCTGTAAAACAACGGATCAACTTTCTGCATCATTTCTCTGTTGATAAGCCGCACGTCATACTTGCGAGCCAAAACGGGATTGCGCATAATTTCAGACTGAAATACCGCATTGGACTTTTCGATAATCTCTTGTGTCGCGCTTTCATTGGCCGGAAGAACGACTCTGCTAGGGCCCATAGTATACATCACTGGAAAGATAGTTGTGCAACCCCTTAAAGACTCAACCTCCATGATAAAATGCGTTGCTTCCAATGGCCCGCTTTTAAGCTTGTCATGAAAAAACCTTGACCCAAAACGAAAAACAACGGTCAACGTTCGCATTTTTTCGTCGTTTAACTGTGGAGGTTTTGTTTTGCACGACATTTCAATAGCAAAAGCGTCGTGCGGATACGGCCCAACCTCGGCTAACTTTTTTTGGTCAAAGTTGTTGTTTAGCTGCTCTACTTGCTCGCTAGCCTTTTGGCTAAACACGTAAATGGGCAATGAAGCAGACAAAAAACCAAGCCTTACTAGGCGCTGAAAAAGCCACGGGTCAGTGTTTTTCATTATCCGCCCCTGATCAAAAACCGGACCGCGATGTTACGCACAGCCGCCCAAATCAAAGCGCGCTCAGTCATTGCCGTCGCCCCCATCCGCTGCCGCATTGGCCAACCGGCGAAGGCTCGTCACCAGCGCTTCAATGTCCACCAACGTGATCTCAAGCTGGCGCGTGATCTCCACCGCGCTTTCTTCCAAATAATCTCCAGCTCCAAACTCGGCGATGTCGCTCACGCTAAGCTGATTTAGCACCGCCGCCGCATGCACGCGACGCAGCTGCGTAATGCACGCTTCATAAGCCTGCATGGCGCGGGTTGCCCGACGCTCAACGTCCCAGCCCAAGCCGCGGCCTTCCTCGGCAATCAGCCGGTGCAATCCTTCAACGTCCATTGTTCTTCCCTTTCACTTTTAACGTTTTTGGCGCAAGCGGCGCGCCGTTAATCGTGGCGCTGGTCAGCCCCTCAGGGCTTGGCGTCACCTTCACAACGTAACCCCGCTGTGCCCAATATTGGGCAATTACACGGGCTAGGCGTTCGTTCTTGGTCACAGGCACCTCCTTGGTTGTGAAGCAATGGTGACTGCGCCTGAACCCAGCGTCAAGCGAAAAAGTTCAGGCTGCCTCAACTTTTTTTGCTTGACCCGCGCCGAACCCTCTGACAGGTTCACGTCATGACACACCCTATCACCCGCTACCGCAAGGCCCACAATCTGACCATGGCGGCACTGGCCGCTAAGGCAGGCATTAGCAAGAGCTACCTGTCAATGATCGAAAAAGGCAGCAGTTTCAGCGTCTCGACCGCTGAGGCGCTGGTTAAAGCCTGCGATCACAATGTGTCTATTGAAGCGCTGATGCGCGCCCGTCGCCGCACCGCTGCTTAATCTTTTCTTTGCGACAGCCGCTCCCGCACCGGCACGCAAACCCTTCACAGTGCGGCAAGGAGTTCACTCGTGTTGAAAATTATTACAGCAGATCAACGCTTGGCAGAGATACGAGGGCCGAAAATCCTTATCGCTGGACCCCCTGGCGTTGGTAAGACCTCGCTCCTGCGCACCCTTGATCCCGCAACTACGCTGTTTGTCGATCTCGAAGCTGGCGATCTTGCCGTGCAAGACGTGCGTGTTGACCAGATCCGCGCACGCACTTGGGAAGAATGCCGTGACCTCGCCTGTTTCCTCGGCGGACCTAATGCCGCCAAGCGCCCCGCAGACGCCTACTCGCAGCAACACTATGACCATGTGGTCAAAACCTATGGCGGCGCCCTCAAGCTCGAGAAATACGGCACGTATTTCATTGACAGCATCACCGTCGCGGGGCGCGTCTGCATGGCTTGGGCGCAGCAACAGCCCGAAGCCCACACCGCTAAAGGCGATTTGGATACACGCGGCATGTACGGCCTTCTTGCTCGCGAAATGGTCGCTTGGCTCACCCAGCTGCAACACGCACGCACGAAAGCCGTTGTGCTTGTGTCAATCCTTGAAAACGTTAAAGACGACTTCGGACGCGCAAGTTGGAGCTTGCAGATCGACGGCTCCAAAGCCGCTCGCGAACTGCCAGGCATCGTCGATCAAGTGATCGGTATGGCTATGGTCACTTTTGGCGAAGCACCCGAAAAGCACCGCGCCTTTCTCTGCACCCCTGAAGCCGACGACCTCGCAGGCTTTTTACCCAAGGATCGCTCAGGACGTCTTGACGCCTACGAAGAACCCCATCTCGGCAAACTGCTTACCAAGCTGACCGCACGGCCCGCGGCGACGCAACTCGCGTCGAAAGAGGCCTAGGAGAAACAACCATGGACTTTGATTTCAATACCGCTGAGCGCACCACCTCAGGAACCCTCATTCCAGCGGGCACACAAGCCCCCGTCATCGTCAATGTCAAAGCCGGTGACCCCGGCACAACAGACGATAGCCTCATCCGCACCAAAAGCGGCCTTTTGCAACTGGTGCTCGAGATGACCATTACCGAAGGCGAGTATTCCCGCCGCAAGGTTTGGCACCGTCTCACCATGGGCGCCGCACCCGGCCTCACTCTGACCGAAGGACAGCAAAAAGCCGTCTCGATCAGTCGCACCTTTCTGCGATCCCTGATCGAGGCCATGCGCGGCATCAGCCCGACCGACGACAGCGCCGCCGCCATGCAGGCCCGCAAAATTGAAAGCCTCATGGATTTGGATGGAGCCGAAGTCTGGGTCGAGATCGGCATTGAAAAGGACAAGACCGGCGAGTACGGCGACAAGAACCGTATCACCAAGATTGTCCACGCCAACGCACCCGGCCCCTTCGCACCTAAACCCACCACCAAGAAAGCGAATTGGGCATGAGACCGCACAAACAAATGCGCGCAGCCGTCGCGCAAAAAGGCTTCGATCACCTGGTTGCACAAATCAGCGATGGTCTGCTTACAACTGACGAAGAGGCGGGCCTTCGGGCCTGCCTCCCTAAGCTCGCCGAACTGGCCGAAAAGATGGGCTGCCTTGAAAAACCCCTTTCAGACTGGAAGCCAGAAGAGATGATGCGCTTCCTTGTCCTCGCTGTGCGATCAGCCGTGCCCCTCCGCTCCGTGTCTGACCACGACGCTTACCATCGTTTCAACGACGACATTCCTTTTTGAGGCCCACATGATCGACTTAGACCTCAACACCCTGCGAATGCAGCGGGTCGGCTTCGCAAGCAGCATTAATGACGCCATCGATGCTGGCCTTGAAAATTTAGTGGAGCATCCAAGAGACTATCTAGGAGCCTCTCTGATCGGAGACGAATGCCTTCGCCGCATCCAGTTCGAACGCCTTGCGGCACCGGCTAAACCCATCAGCGGCAAACTGCGACGCATCTTCCAACGCGGACACGCAGGCGAAGCCCTCGCTGTCGATTGGCTTACAACCGCAGGGTTCGTTGTGTCTCGCCTCAAACCAGACAACAAGCCCTTGGGCTTCTCCGTCGCACAAGACCGCTTTCGCGGCCATGTCGATGGCGTCCTCAAAGATGGACCAATCGCACTAGAATACCCTTGCATCTGGGAATGCAAAGTCCTCGGCGCAAAAGGATGGGGCAGCCTTGTCAAAAACGGCGTGGCCAAAAGCCACCCCAAATACGCTGACCAGATCTCACTCTATCAACTCTACATGGACCTCTTGGCTCCAGCGCTCCTGACCGTCGTCAACGCCGACACAATGGAGCTGTGGCACGAACTCGTGCCTTTTGATCCCGCCCGCGCACAAGACGCCAGTGATCGCGCTGTGCGTATCCTCGAAGCCATGCAAGCCGGCGAACTTCTCCCACGCGCTGCCGATAGCCCAAACTATTATCCTTGCACCTTTTGCCGCTTCGCTGATCATTGCTGGCCATGACCGTGATCCACGAACTCCCATGCCGACCAAAACCCGATATAATCACAGCCTTTGTGCAACGGCTCTTCGAACACGTTCCAGCCGCACACAAAGGCCTGGTCGAACTTGCATGGACCTCAACACGCAAACCACATGACCTTAGATCAGCCAAGCTGTTTGATCTCGCAGACCTAGACACCCTCGCAAGCTACGCAGCCGCACTCAACGCAGCGCCTAACCGCAACGCTTACATCTCCGCTGGACTGCGCCGATCCAACACACCCACAAATGCCCGCAGCCAGGATGCAGACGTCTTTGCACTTGCAGCCATTAAAGCCGATTGCGACGCACAAGGCTCCTTCAGCGCTACCATGGCTGTTATGGAGCGCATCGGCATAACCCCATCTCTCGCCGTCATCACAGGGCGACACCCATACACCCGCGCGCAACTCTGGTGGATCCTTGACGAACCCACAGAAGATCTTGCCCTAGCACGCCAGATCGAACGCGCCATCGCACACAAGTGCGGCACAGACACTCAAATCTGCAACCCATCCCGCGTCATGCGCCTCCCAGGCTCCGTCGCTTGGCCCCTCAAAGAAGGCCGCCAAGTCGAAATGACTGACCTGCAAACCATGACCGCAGAACCCTATAATCTCAACGTCATAGCTGAACGATTGCGCGCCGCAGGAGCTATGCCGGTTGAAACCCAAACCAAGATCCTGGATTTTAACGACGCCGACCCCACCCTTGATCTTGAACAGCTCATCCTTGCCGCAGCCGAACAAGGACGCTGGCACAGACACGCACTCCTTGCCGTCGCACACCTCCTTGCACGCGGCTGCCCGCCAGATATAGCCCTTGAACTTCTTACCCCACGCCTGCAACAACCAGGCTACACCTACCAGCAAACCCGCAGTGACCTCCTTGTGATGGTCAAAGGCGCCATCAATCGCGGGCTTTATCATCCCTACACACCAACAGAACCGCCGCCCGAACCACCCTTAAACGAAACGCCAGAGCAGGAACAGCCCAAACAGCGCGACCCTTTTCCCTTGATGGCGATCGATCAGATTGACGCCACACCCGCACCTTCTTGGCGCATTGAAGGCTATCTCCCAGAACGCGGCTTTGGCGTCTTGTTCGGCGCTTCCGGCACCTTCAAAAGCTTCATCGCTCTTGACATGGCTTTGTCCGTCGCCCACGGCCTCGACTGGCGTGGATGCACCGTCACCCCCGCGCCTTGCGTCTACATCGCCGGTGAAGGCTCCTATGGCATTGCAAACCGCATTCGCGTGTGGGTCCACCACCGCAAACAAGACGCACCCTGCACAGGTTTCTGGCTCGCACCTGTCGCCGCAAACTTCCTTGACAAAAAATATGTCCAGCTGATCATTGATCGGCTGCTTGCCTTGCCGGAGCGACCCCGCTTCGTCATCGTCGACACCCTCGCACGATCCTTTGGGGCAGGCGACGAAAATGACGCCAAGGACATGAATGCTTTCGTTGCAGCATGCGATTATTTGGTTGCGCGTCTTGATTGCTTTGTTCTTGCTATCCACCACAGCGGCAAAGACAGCGAACGAGGCGCGCGCGGTTCTTCCGTCCTGCGAGCCGCAGCTGATGTAGAGATCAAAGTAACTCGAGGTAGTGGTGACATGATTGCAAGCATTGTTGTTACCAAGCAGAAAGACGCTGAAGAAGTTAGTGCTCGATCAATGCGCCTTGTGTTAGCCGAAGCGACGCACCCCGAGACCGGCGAGATCATTTCCTCGCTGCTGCCAACCCTGGATGAAGCGGTCGACCCCTCTAAGGGGTCTTCGTGTCGCCTGACGGACGCACAGCGAGAAGTAATTGACTTGCTTGAGGTCGGGTCTGGATCGCTTGCGACCCTCGTTGCACGATCCGGAAAGGACAAAAGCAACCTTCGACGCACCCTCAATGGGCTGATTACGATGAACATCGTTCATCGCGACGATCGCGGCGTTTATGCCCTTGTGGTCAACCCGCAAACCCAATAGTAGCAAGGATAGGACAATTATTTTGACCACGATTGACCACGATGACCACGAAATTGACCACCCGAAGCCCCCTAGCGTGGTCAAACGTGGTCATCATCCTTATAGGATGACCACATTGACCACGCGCTTGACCCTGCCAGTTGGAGGTCGATGAATGGCGGCCCTAAAAAACAGGCTCATGCCTCTGACAGGTTGTCGTGTTCGGTTTGCCGGCGAACGCCCGTATCAGCGGCAAGACGGCTTGATCAGCACGCTCTGGGATTGGGAAATCACCTGCGTTGTTTGTCATGACTGGTTCGTGTTTTCGCAAGCATCTTCAAGCCGCATCGGCGACAAAGGGCCAGAGCTGGACTTAGGGCGGCTGACAAGGCGCTGTCCTGAATGCCGAAAACAAGACCGGCAAGTGAATAGCTAACTTGCTCTTGACGTCCCCGCTCAGATCAAGGCAAACCGGCAACAGGGA